AAGACTGAGGTTGATGAATCTCAAAGCACTCAAGATGACAGGATCACTGTTAACGAGGGCGGGATAGCCACAAATGCCCAGTCTATTAAGGTGGAGGCAGAGGCTAGAGAGCAGGAAGATAGTCACCTACAGGCAGAGATAGATCAGATAGCTTTGGCGCTTGAGGCGCTGCTGGTTCAAAGGGAAGCAGGCCAGTGGAAGTACATTGGCTTTTCTGGTGACAACATCCCCCGAAATCCCGGCGAGTTTTCGCTTCTATCTGATGATCTCTCATCCTCTGAGAATAACATCACAATCAACCAGACCGACCTTGGTGATAAGTTTCACGGGTTTGCTGATGTAGCTGTAGGCGATTATGTAGAGATTGTTGACCTCGACAAGCCTGATGAGTACGCCCTGTTTATTGTAGACAGCGAGCCTGATGGTACTGGCATCGTCTCAATGAACCTCAAGCTCAAGGACAAGGGTAATAACTTCCTTGTTGGCACTACATGCGAGATTAGATTCTTTCAGCTAAATAGCCAGAATCTGGATTTAACAGAGCTTGATGCTAGATACCTGAAAAAGAAAGGCGGTAAGACTGATGGGATTCTCATTCTTGGCTATGACGAGGAAGTAACAAACAACGAAGCGGCGGCCCAGATTGGCTTTGTTAAGACGCATGTTGACGAGGCTATCCAAAGAATCCCGCCACCTGACCTGTCTGCTTATGCGCTAACAGAGTATGTCGACGAGGCTGATCTAAACCTTCAGCAGCAGATTGACGCCATTGAGATTCCTAGTCTTGATGGCTATGCCACAGAAGAGTACGTGGATAGCGCCGTTGATGGCATTGAATTCCCTGAGACCGACCTCTCTAATTACTACACTAAGCAGGAGGTGAATGAGTCACAGGAAGCTCAGGACACTCTGATAGCTGGGAATGCAAGCTCTATTGAAGGTGAGGCTCAGGCTAGGGCTGACGCTGATACTGCTCTAGATGCAAAGATCGACGCCATTGAAATCCCAAGCCTAGAGGGTTACGCGACAGAAGAGTATGTTGACACTGCCATTGAGGGGATAGAGTTCCCTGAAACTGACCTCACAGAGTATGCAAAGACGGCCTACGTTGATGCTGGTGATGCGTTATTGCAGGGACAGATTGACGCGCTTGAGGCTTATGATGATTCGGGTATTAAGCAAGAGCTTGCTGATGAGGTTGTTGCAAGGGAGGCAGGTGACGCTGCTCTACAGGGTCAAATAGATGCTATAGAAATCCCCAGTCTGGATGGGTATGCAACGGAGGAGTGGGTATCTGGTCAGATAGATGCCATCCCAGAGACCGATCTAACCGAGTACGCTAAGACTGAATACGTTGATGTTGCCGATCAAGGCTTGCAGGCCCAGATTGATGCTCTTGAGATACCCAGCTTGGAAGGTTACGCAACCGAGGGATATGTTGATACGGCTATCGACGCTATTGAATTCCCTGAAACTGACCTGTCAGCGTACGCAAAGACTGATTATGTTGACGCCGCTGACGCCTCACTACAGCAACAGATCGATAATATTGAAATCCCTAGCTTGGAAGGCTATGCAACTGAGGGATATGTCGATACGGCTATTGATGCAATAGAGTTTCCAGAGACTGACCTGTCTGGCTATTACACAAAGGGAGAGGTTGACGCCTCCCAGTTGGCTCAGGACGAGAAGATTACAGTCAATGAGCAGGGGGTTGCCAAGAACAAAGGTGATATTGCCTACCTTCAGACAGGAATCGATGCGAACACCGCTGGTGTAGCAAAGAACAAGGGCGACATAGCCTACTTGCAGACAAATATTGATACCAATACTGAGGGGGTAGAGAAGAACAGAGCCGATATTCTTATCCTTGATGGGGGCATTAAAGACAACACAGCGGCTATTGAGAGTGAGGCACAGGAAAGAGCGGATGCTGATGCTAACTTACAGAGCCAAATTGACGCCATTGAAGTACCCAGCATTGATGGGCTAGCTACTGAAGACTATGTTGATAGTGCGATTGACGCTATTGAGCCTCCTGACTCTCCTGACTTATCTAATTACGTTTCTAAGACTGCTGGTGACCAGACCATGACGGGGCCGCTCACGATAAGCGGGCTTGGCACATGGAAGGGGTCACGGATTAAGCTTGATTACGTTACAGCGAACAGCGAGTCAAGCATTCTGAAAATCGGCACGCCAGAAAACGAGGAAAACCTGCGGGTCTACAAAGACAAAGTTAAAATAAGCTCCGTGCCGCTCCTCTTAAAAACAATTCACGGGTTTGCGAGCGGTTATGGAACTTATTACGAGGGAGCGTATACCGAACCCAATCACATAGCCACAAAGAAGGATGTAGACGCCGCGTTTAGATCAGGCGGCTATGCCACAAAGAGAGATATAGACGAGATTATGGAAAGGCTATCTAAGCTGGAGAAAAGCTATGCTAATGACACAGACTGAAATCAACAACCTACTCAAGCAAATCAACGGGGCCTTTGAGTCCTTAGAGGTGCGTGTGCAGGATTTAGAGAGCAAAATAGAGGAGTCCAAGAATGTCCAAGCAAAAAGACCCAAGGCTAGCAAAAGCGGGAGTGTCGGGGTACAACAAGCCCAAGAAGACGCCTAATCACCCCACAAAGTCTCACGTAGTGGTGGCTAAAGAGGGAGACAAGGTAAAAACCATTAGATTTGGTCAGCAGGGCGTCTCAGGGGACAAGAAATCTACCCCCAGACAGCAGTCATTTAAGGCCAGACACGCCAAAAACATAGCAAAAGGCAAGATGTCGGCGGCTTACTGGGCTGATAAGGTAAAGTGGTAATAATACCAAAACTGAAGAAAAAGCTTGACTTTTGAGTAAAAGTGTGATATAATATATAGTGTACTATAGAGATAACCAAAGAGGCCTCAAGTGGACCAAGAAACACAGAAGTACTACGACAATTACTTTAGTCTTTTTATGCAGGACGGTTGGAAACAACTCATGCAGGACTTTGGTAGCAACGTAGCCAACATTAACTCTGTAGAAGCTACTAAAGATGCAGAGGATCTACAGTTTCGTAAGGGACAACTAAACGTACTATCTCACTTACTAAACTTAGAAACTATAATGACAACTAACTACGAAGAAGCTACTAAGGCTACTGAAGAAGATGATTAAGGTATTTGAGTTTAAGTGTACCAATGGTCACACATTTGAAGAATTTGTAGAGTCAGGTACTACGTCCAGTAGGTGCGGATGTGGTGCTAACGCTATAAAGATTGTCTCAGCCACTCCTAGCTTACTAGAGGGTGCTTCTGGGGATTTCCCCGGTAGGCACATGAAGTGGGTAAAGGAGCATCAGAAGGCTGGGACCAACTAACGGAAATCCTAAGGGGCAACTTCCATTTTATTTCTCCATAACCTATAGAGGCGGGGTAAGTTTACAATGTCAAGAGCGACACTACTCGATGAGCGTAAGGATGAAGATCAGGAACCAGTAGATCAGTTAGACACACAGGATACCACAGAGACTCCTCAAGAGCAACAGGAACAACCTCAGGAGCCTGAATTACCGGAAAAGTACCAAGGTAAGTCTGTAGAAGACCTCGTACAGATGCACCAAGAGCTTGAGAAGTTTACAGGCAAACAGAGTACGGAAATTGGCGACCTACGTGGTGTTGTTGATAACTACATCCAAACACAACTCTCAGAAAAACCAGCACCTCAACCACAGCAACAAATAGACGATGAAGATGATGATGTAGATTTCTTTGTTGATCCTAAGACGGCTGTTAGTAGAGCTATAGATAACCACCCTAAGATCAGAGAAGCGCAAGAGTACACTGCACTAGCTAAGAAGGAGTCTACTAGAGCACAACTTCAGCAGCAACACCCGGATATGGATCAAGTGCTTCAGGATCCTAAGTTTGCTGAGTGGATCAAGGGTTCTAAAGTTCGAACACAGTTGTTTGTACAGGCTGACCAGCAGTACGACTACGACGCGGCACATGAACTATTTAGTAACTGGAAAGAACGTAGCCAAGTAGTTCAACAGACCGCACAGGCTGAACGAGTAGCCCGTAAGAGTCAGGTAAAGTCAGCTAGCACAGGCAACGCCCGTGGATCAGCAGAAGGGTCACGTAAGAAGGTTTATCGTCGTGCTGACATTATTAAACTTATGAAAACCGACCCAGAGCGTTACCAAAGTCTATCAGATGAATTACTGAAGGCGTACGCCGAGGGTCGAGTTCGATAGCCTAAAGGAGAAATATCATGGCTGAACAACCGTATCCCGGAACAGTTGGCGGTGGGTCAATTGTCAACAAAACAGCGGCAGACACTTTTATTCCAGAAATCTGGAGTGATGAGGTAATTGCCGCATATCAAAAGAACCTCAAGATGGCTCCCCTCGTCAAGCGTATGTCTATGACGGGCAAGAAGGGTGACCTGATTCACGTACCTAAGCCTATCCGTGGAGAAGCTAACGCTAAAGTAGCTGACACTGCGGTTACGATTCAGGCTAACGTCGAGCAGGAACTCTCGATTGCTGTAGACCGTCACTTTGAGTACTCGCGTCTTATTGAGGACATCGTAGAAGTACAGGCTCTGTCTACTCTGCGTCAGTTCTACACAGAAGATGCTGGTTATCAGTTGGCTGTCCAAGTAGACACTGACCTCATTAACTGTGCTACTGGTTTCGGGGACGGTACTCGTACTGTAAGCCCCTCGGCGGCTGATTGGGTCAACTCTGCTAGCTGGATGTTTGACGCTGACACTGTTGTGCCTTTCACTGCAGGCGGAACTGCTGAAGCGTTTAACGACGAAGGCTTCCGTGAGGCCATCAAGGTCCTCGACGATGCAGACGTACCTATGGACAACCGCTACTTGGTTATTCCTCCGGCGGCTCGTCGTGACATCATGGGTATTGACCGATACGTGTCTAGTGACTTTGTCAACGGACGCGCTGTTGAGTCAGGCCTCATCGGTAACCTCTACGGTGTAGACGTATACGTATCGTCTAACTGCCCCACTATGGACA